CAAATACGAATGTGAATATCTTCAATATTGCTGATTATGGCAAACCAACCAATACGATTATGCCATTCGCCGACATTGGCGTTTCTGCTGCGGCAGGTATTACTGCGGGTGGATATGCACCATCACTCACAGCGGGATGGACAGGCGCAGGTGCAACACATGCAAATGTAGTCATTAGAGAATATCCCCAAACACCATGGGCTTTATGAAAGAGTAAATTATGAGTGAAATTGATATGAACATCGCAAAAACATTGGGAATTGATGTAACCCCTGAAGAAACTGCTATCGTTCCGATCAAGACAATACCCACTGATGGCGAGTATGTTGTATCGGATGCAGACAAAGACTATAAAGAAGTTCGCGTCAATCTTAAGTGCATTATTGAAAAATCACAAGAGGCAATTGAAGGAATCATTGAACTTGCACAGGAAAGTCAACAGCCTCGGGCATATGAAGTTATAGCCCAACTTATACAATCATCGCTTGAAGCCAATAACAAATTGATGGATCTGCATCGCCGAATGAAAGAGATCAAGAAGCAGGAGCAGATTAAAACAACATCAGTTACGAACAATTCAATCTATGTTGGTAGCACAGCAGAATTGCAAAAGATGATTCGTGAGCAGCGTAAGGCAGTTGATCGTGGAGAGATTATAGATGAATGAAGATGCATACCTAGGAAATCCTTTACTCAAGGGATCATATGTTCAGCAAGAGTTCACCAAAGAACAATTAGCAGAATATATTCGATGCACCGAAGATCCCCTTCACTTTATTGAGAACTATATCAAAGTAGTTACTGTTGATGAGGGGCTTGTATCCCTTCACATGTATGACTTTCAAAAGGAAATTGCACGATCAGTATTCGATAATCGATTTACGATTTGTAAGATTCCTCGACAGAGTGGAAAGACCACAACTTTAATTGCATGTATTCTGCATTTGATTCTGTTCAATGCCAACTACAAAGCAGCAATCCTTGCAAATAAGTTAAAGACAGCAACGGAAATTATGGATCGATTGAAGATTGCATATGAGAATCTTCCGAAGTGGCTGCAACAGGGTATTGTCGAATGGAATAAGACAAGTGTCACTCTTGAAAATGGATCTAAGGTAATTTGCTCATCAACATCATCAAGTGCTGTTCGTGGTTCCTCATATAACTTTTTGCTCTTGGATGAGTTTGCATTCGTCCCTGATCAAATCGCAGAAGAGTTTTTCTCATCTGTATATCCCACGATTTCATCGGGAACTACTTCGAAGACGGTGATCGTATCAACTCCGAATGGATTGAATCTGTTCTACAAGATGTGGAAAAATGCACAGGATAAGAAATCAGAGTTTGTCCCTATTGCAGCATATTGGTGGCAAGTACCTGGTCGCGATGATAAGTTTAAAGAATCCACTATCCGAAATACTTCCGAGCGGCAATGGATGTCGGAGTATGAGTGTGAGTTTTTGGGATCGCAAGAAACACTTATCAAGGCATCTAAGATTGTCGGAATCCCATTTCAGACTCCTTTGCTAGAGTCAGATGAGGGTCTTTCGGTATATGAACATCCCATAAGGGGACACATATATGCAGCAACTGTCGATTCTAGCCGCTCAATTGGACAGGACTACAATGCAATGGTTGTTCTTGATGTGACTTCTATGCCATACAGGGTTGTTGCAACCTATCGAAACAATACAATACCAATTCCAATATATCCCAATCTGATCAAGAAAATTGCAGAAAAATACAATGAAGCCTATGTCATGATCGAAATCAACGATACAGGACAGCAGGTAGCAGATATTCTTAAGGATGAGTTGGATTATGAAAATATTATTAACATTTCAAACAAGGGCAAAAAAGGACAAAAAGTCGGTGAAGGCTTTGGTGGAGGTCGAATTCAGTCGGGAATTAAAATGAGCAGTCAGGTAAAAAGAACAGGATGCTCAATTATCAAAGAGATGATCGAGGGCGATAAACTCATACTGAACGATTTTGATCTTATTGCCGAACTAAGCACCTATGTTGCAAAGGGTGGCTCCTATGAGGCTTCTGAGGGCTATAACGATGACATGATGGCATGCTTGGTGATGTTTGGGTGGCTCACCACACAGGACTACTTTAAAGAATTGGTCAATTTGGATGTTCGTAAGCGATTGTTTGAGGAAAAACTTAAAAAACTAGAAGAAGATCTGACTCCTTTTGGCTTCTTGTCGGACATGGACGATGAAATGGACGAAGCCGTTAGAATGCTTTCGAGTGAACCAGACTCAACACCTAAACAAAAGAGACGAGATAGATCTTGGCTTTCTGATGCAGAAGAGATTATGTAATTTGGGTGAAATAAACAAACGAATAAATACCCCCGTCTAATAAATTAACTAAGGAGACTGAGATGGCATTCCAACTTTCCCCAGGCGTAAATGTAACAGAGAAAGATCTGACAACGATTGTTCCTGCTGTTGCCACCACCAATGCAGGTATTGTAGGACTCTTTAATTGGGGCCCATGCAATAAGCGAATCCTTGTCGATTCGGAAAATAACCTCGTCCAACTCTTCGGAACTCCCGATGATGCGGTTGCCGAGTGGTGGTTCCCCGCCGCCAACTTCCTTGGATATGGCAACAATCTTCAGGTTGTTCGTGCCAAGGTTGATGGAATGGTCAATGCCAATGGTTTTGGAGTAACAGGTGCATTTCATGGTGGTGCATGGTCGCAGGACTATGCTCTCCTCGAAAATGATGACAGATTTGATGCAGGTGATGTATTAATCACGGATCTTGGTGCATTTGTTGCTCGATATCCTGGTGCCCTAGGCAGTTCGCTCGAAGTTCAAATCTGCGGTAGTTTAGCAGTTGGACTGACAAGCACAGCAGGTGTCACGGGATATGGTCACCGATTCAGTGATTGGACTTATGGAACTCAGTTTGATGCTGCTCCATCCACTTCGACTTATGTGGATAATCTTGGTGGATCGAATGATGAATTCCACATCGCCGTCATTGATCGAAATGGTCTTTTGTCGGGTACCAAGGGAACTATCGTAGAGAAGTTCCAAGCAGTTTCCTTCCTACCTGGTGTACTCGCAGGAGACGGAACAAGCAACTACTATGTCGATAAGATCAATCGTACCTCTAAGTATATTGCAGCAATTCCAAGAACTTCATCCACATCATACAATCAATTGCTGCTTGGTGGAACAGGAGCATGGGGAACTGCCGCTATCACAGGACAGAATTGGTATGCCAGCACATCACTCGATACAGGATCGGGTTACACAGGAGTAAATGTTTCCTTTGGTGTTGGTATTTGGAATCTCCGAAGTGGATCCAATGGAACTACTGCGGGTCTTGTAGATTATCAAAACATTGCATTTGGTGCAAATGTTGATGGAGATCCACGAGGATACCGTCTCTTCTCCGATGCAGAAACTGTTGATGTCAATCTTCTCATTGGTGGGCCAGAAAAAACCTTTACTCCAACTAGCGACAACTTAGAAGCGGCAGTTTCGGATCTTGTTGGCCCATTGCTTAAAGATATTGTTGATGCTCGTAAGGATTGTGTTGCCTTCCTTTCTGTTCCCAATAAGGATCCAAATGAAACGGATCAGGTGAAGTTGGATCGTGCTGTTCAGTATCGTAACGCTATCGGTTCTTCGTCATATACTGTGATTGACAGTGGTTACAAGTATATGTACGACATTTATAATGATAAGAACCGTTTTGTTCCTCTCAATGGTGACATTGCAGGACTGTGTGCTCGTAGTGATGTGAATTTCGATCCGTGGTATAGCCCCGCAGGATTCAATCGTGGTCAGATTCGTGGCGTAATCAAGTTGGCTTTCCAACCAAGACAGGCTCAAAGAGATACACTGTATAAGAACAGTATCAATCCCGTTGCAACCTTCTCGGGTGAAGGAACCATCCTGTATGGCGATAAGACTGCTCAGAAAAAGCCATCGGCATTTGATCGTATCAATGTTCGCCGTCTATTCATCGTGCTTGAGAAGGCAATCTCAACGGCTTCTAAGTACAGCCTGTTCGAGTTCAACGATGCATTTACTCGTGCACAATTCCGTTCACTCGTTGAGCCATTCTTACGAGATGTACAGGCTCGGCGTGGAATCATCGACTACAAGGTTGTATGCGATGAGAAGAACAATACGGGAGAAGTGATCGACAGCAATAGATTTGTTGCCGATATCTATGTCAAACCAAACCGTAGCATCAATTTCATTCAGTTGAATTTCATTGCCACTCGCACTGGTGTGAACTTCAACGAGGTTGGTGCCTGATTCGTGATGCAGGAAATCAAACTAAATACTCATAAGGAGTCCTAAATGTCACAATTCAGTATCGACGCATTTCGCGCTAATCTCATCAACGGTATTGCAAGAAACAATCTGTTTCTTGTTCAAGGCAACTTTCCAGGTGGAAGCACCCAATCAATTCAGGGTGCTGCCGCTGTAGCGGGTTCTCTTTTCGGTGGAGCCGTTGGTGGGGCAATCAATGCTGTTGCAGCAGCAGTTGGTGGTGGAAATCCTTCTTCACAGGTTTCGTTCCTGTGCAAGGCTTCTAAGATTCCATCATCTACCATTAACATCAACCAAGCCTACTACATGGGTCGCCCATTTAAGTATCCAGGAGATCGTACCTTTGCAGATTGGTCGATCTCTTGCTACAACGATGGAACCTATGGTCTTCGTAAGTCGTTCGAGGCATGGATGAATCTGATGAATACCAACCGTACCAATGTTGGTTCCAATGCAATGAATCAGTTTATGACTGATTGGACAATTACACCACTTACCCGTGAGGGAAATCCGATTGCTCGGTATAAGATGGTGGGTTGCTGGCCAACAACGATTTCAGAAACATCAATGGACATGGGTGCACAATCAGAGGCATCGTTCTTTGATACAACAATTGCATATCAGTACTTTGAAGTTGAAGGCGTAACCACCTAATTGAAAGGTCATGAGGAATCTACATAATGGAAATTTTCGGCTTTCGCCTAGAGCGATCTAAAAAAGAGAAGGAGCAGGATAAGGCTCTCAAGTCGTTTGTCGTACCGACATTCGATGACGGAGCCATTCCTGTTGAAGCGGGAGGCTTTTACGGTCAATATGTTGACCTTGATGGCACCGTTCGTAATGACTTTGAACTAACGATGAAGTATCGTGAGATGGCTCAAGATCCCATTGTTGAAGTAGCAATCGATGATGTTGTAAATGAGGCTATTGTAGTAGGAGAAAAGAAATCTCCTGTCAAAGTCGTATTGGATCGTCTCAAGGCAAGTGATAATGTCAAAGAGCGAATTCATGAAGAGTTTC